TCAAATGATTCCATTTCTTCATCGCCATCTTCATCAGGTACTAATACGATTTTCTTCTTACGCTCTTCTTGTTCTTGTTCTGCGTATTCAGATAATTTCTTAGCAAGTTCAATCACATCATCATATGTGTTGGTAGATTCAATTTCTTGAATTAACTCTCTTTCTTCTTCCGTAAAATCAATACCTTGCGTTGGACCACCTTTGCAGAATAAATTTGCACGGTCAATAAAACGTAAGCTATTTAAGTTTACGCCTCTTGTACCAAAGAAGTCTTTTTCAATAAGTTCTTTGTAACCACGGACAAAGGATGCACGAACACCAGGATATTTGTATTTGATTTTACGTTCAATACGAGAATCTTCTAATACATTCATTAAACTCATATTTAAGTTTAAATCAATAGCTTTCTTCATACCTTCTTCAGGAGTATATAAAGCATGGCCTACTTCATGTGCAACAAATAAGTCATACAAATAACCTGAAATATTCTTATCAAGAATAGGTAGTGTAAGAACACGATTCTTCACATCAAACGAAGCAGTATCAACAGCCTTTTGTTCTACAATAAGATTTTCAGTTGCCATTAATTTGGCAAGAAGGGATTTAGAATCTAACATTTCCATATTAAAGTGTCTCTACGTTAGTGGTTGTATTATTAGCAGGTGAAACAACTTCAGCATCAACGGCAGCATATAAGTCTAAGAAAGCCATTTTTGTTTCTTCATCAAAACGATTCACACACAATGTAATTGCTTTCATCTTGTCACCAAAGATTTTATATGACTTGGCAATATGAACAAGACGGCGAGTGGAGATAATTTCATCTGTAGCACCTTGCATATAGGATTGACGAACAACATCAGCCCACTTCACAAGATTTTCAGCAAATGTCACATCATAATTAATTAAAGCAGATAAAATCTTCTTCTCTGTGCGAGCATCAGGATATTGTTGTTCAACGGTAATTGGAAAACGCTCTAAGAAAGCGTCATCAAGAATTTGTGATAAGTATTTGCCTTCATCACTACCACGACCTTTAGTGTTAGCAGTAGCAACAATATTAAAACCAGATTTTGCATAAACCATTTCACCAGTTTTCTTATTGTAGTAAGGTTTGCCTTCAAGAATACCTTGTAAACACATTAGGTTGCTTGAACCACGGTCTACTTCGTCAATCAACAATACTGCGCCACGTTTCATAGCAATAAGTGTGGGGCCGTCCTTGTAAACTGTATTACCATCGATTAACTGATAACTACCAATCAAATCAGATTCGTCAGTTTCTTTTGAAATGTTTACACGGATACATTCACGATTTAATTCGGAACATACTTGTTCTACCATCAATGTTTTGCCGTTACCAGATAAACCAGTAACGAAAACAGGAAAGAAATCTTTTGCTGAAATGATAGAACGTAAATCTTTGAAGAAACCAAAAGGTACATAATCAGGATATCTTGCGGGAACGGAAGGTTCGCTTTCGTCCATCATTTTGACTTGACGTAATTGCACGACATTACCGTAAGCAACTTCAAGTTCAGGTTCTGCAACTGGTGCAGATTGTTTTGGTTTTGCTGTTTCACCTGAATCAGGTAATTTGTATTGGCCACGACCAACACGATATTCGTCTTTTGTTACTAACCAATAAGGATAAGCAACACCAGATTCTTTCACAACTTCAGCGATACCATCTCTAGTGAGGATTTGGTTTTTGCCAAAAATATTTTCGGCCGCTAAAATAAATTTCTTTGCATTTGCATTCATAATAAAGTTCTCATCAAGTAAAATAATAGTATAACACAACCACGGAAAAAGTCAACCGTTTGTTGTGCATATACAACGGTTTAAGCAAACATTTGTTTCAATTTTTGGTACATACTTTGGTCTCTTTCATGTCCAGTCAATGCAGCCATCCTTCGAATAGCGTCATCAACTAATTTCCAAGGTTCATCTGCGTTTGGTGTTTCCAACCAAATATAAAAATCTTCTCTGTTACTCATATTTATTTCCTTTGTTTATATAAAATGTTTATCTCCTCATAGAGGAAATTTCCTTTGCTTCATTGTCTGTGAAAACTGGTACTGCATTTGATTTGTGCATTGTTGCTACACCTTTCATTTTTTCACCAGTATATGTATTACCGTCAACTGGTTTGGTACAAGGAATAAATCCTGTATTTAAAGATTGATACTTTGGCGTTTCACGACCTGGTGGTACAAATGATTTTTCTTTGATTAATACCTTTTTTGTGGATTTTGCAGAACTTCTTGAAAATCCTTTTTTAGACAAATCGTTGATTGATTTGATAAACTCAGCCTTCTGCTCTTGTTGAGCTTTGGTAAGTTTTTTTGGTTTAGATTTTGGTATGTAACCGTATATTAGCATAATCAAGACTCCTATCAATGTAAGAATCCATTATACTCTGGTTACAGATTTTTGTCAAGCGGACTGTTGTATGGAAACAACTATTTGGTACGCTTTACTGGACTGCGTTCTGGACGGTCCGCATATAAAGATTCTTCAAAATCTCTGCTTAGTAATTTTTTGATTTCCGAATGTTCATTACGATGCCTTCTATTATCGTAATTATAATCGTCATTATAATTTTTGTTCTTACGAAACTTTCCTACAAATTTAGACACCAACTTCTCCTATTTTAAAACTTCAAAAGTAATTCCACGAATTTTAGTTTCTGGCATATTATGCATATCATTTTCCGATACATATGTAATATTTGCCATTGGCCAACAGATTTGAACAATTTTTAATAATTGGCAAACTGTTCCGTCTAAATCATCAAATGTATAAACTTCATCTACACATTTTAGACTTTCTATGATTTTTCTTCTTGTTTGATAATTATGAACAAAGCCGCCTTGCATATACATGAGATAATAATCTGTATGAACACCAACAGCAAGCCAATCGCCTTTTGCTTTACATTTTTTAAGAAAATCTAAATCTTCACCGGATAAAGGGTCAAAACAACCAGAAACTACGATTACTTTATCTTTTTTTGCCATTACGGTAATAAATTAGGAAATGCCTCTTTAACAAATTTATAATCCAAACCTCTTACGCCTAAATCTTTTTTAAATATTCCCATGATAACTTCTGCTTCACGGCGTTCCATTGATTCTAACATAGATAAAAGTAATTCGGTTCTTTTTTGTGGATGTAATATTTCAGCCGTTGGGTCGCCTTTACGGAATAGATATAATTTTCTTAAATTGCCAGCAAGTTGTTGAAATGACATACCAGGTAATAAATCAGGAAATTTATAACTGTGAGGAATTTCAGTAACCATCCATTGGTAATCAGGATGATAAGTGAATAATAATACATTGACTAAAACTTGCGATAAGTTTCTTTCAATAACAGCCATTCTTTCTTTTTTGTTTTTTGCTAAATCAAATTCGTCTAAAATTTCGTAAATATTCTTCATTAAAATTCCTCAATCACTTCCATCAGATTTTTCAATTTATGTTCTATAAAATAGTTCAGTAAATGTTGGCGAGATGCCGGTTTTGTTTCATTATAAGTATTTATAATTAATTCTTGTATTTCTTTTGGTATATAGTCAAGGTCAATCAATGTGGTATTACGGATAAAGTTTGTTTTATCTGTATCATTATATTGACTTGAATCTTCTTTTAGATATTTATCAAGTATTGTTTTTGTGACAGGTTTCTGTCTTAAGTCACGGACAAAACAATCGGAAGGTGAGAAGATATTAGGAATACCATCACCTTTATCACCACGGATAATCTTTTCCTTTAACTCTAATTTAGGATTATGTGAAACAATATATTTCTTTAATGATGGATTGTATTGCTTAACATTAGGATATTGTTGTAATTGTAGAAAGTCACCGTCACTAGATAAAATTAATATCTTCTGTGTATGAGCATGAAGTGGAACTAATGTACCAATGATATCATCGGCTTCTGCACCTTCAACATCAATGACCTTATATGGAAAGTTTTCTTTGAGTTCAGCTTTGAATTTAGCTAACATATCAAAAATCATATGCCAATCTAAATCGGACTTTTCTCTAGTCTTTTTACGACCCGCTTTGTAAAATGGAAAATATTCTTTTCTCCAATACTTACGGTTATCACAACATAATACAACTTCACCATATTCTTTGAAATTCTTTACATGGTTACGAATAATATTTAATGTCATATGGCGAATTAAATTTTCATCTAATTTTTCTTTTTTGTTAGAGGAGATTTGTGCCATGAGTCCGGCAAGTAATACCTGATTTAAATCAATAAGTAACATTATAAACTTTCAAGTTTCAAAACTCTATTATATCACTTCTCGGTCAATTTGTCAAATAAAACTTTAGCAATTGTACCGGAAACTGTTGTTTTTTTGAAAAAGACACCAAACCAGCCTTGTGGTAGTAATCCAGAGAGGTATTCTAATGGGTCTATTAAAATGGCTTCAAACATATCGACATTATACAATTCACCTTTTCTATCTTCTTTGAAAAGTATAATATGATATTTGCTACCTAATTGACTTTCATCAAGTCTTGTAACTTCACCACCATAATAATTGCCATAAACATCTACACCATTTTTGTCAGTCGATACACAATATATTACATCAAAGTTTTTCCCTTTGAATTTGTTCAGCGATTCTAACATTATAGTCCTTAATGTGTGATTTTCTAATTCGGCACATTATCCAATTATTGTAATAGTCATCTGTTTCCATTACACAACGGATAAACTGTTCTTTTGCTTCAAGATAACCACATTCACCTTTAGAACGGCAAAGATGTAATATTTCTCTCGTAAAGTTGTCCTTACCTAATGATAACACATCTTGCTTCAGGATGTCATTACTTCCATAATAAGTTTGCCAATCTGAGTTGGCTTTATATTTTTTCTTTTTACCCTTTAACTGCTTGGTACGCATTGAGTAAAAGAACTTTTTACCAATATATTTTTTTCCATTGGAAAGATTGGTGATACAATATACAAATCCATATGAATCACCAATCATATCTTCCGTAAAATCAGAGCCTTTATGAACCCAATTTAGTCCCATTGTTCATCATCAATGATTTCTTCATCATCTTCATCAACTTCTTCGGTAATTGATTCAATTGTTTCACCACAGAAGGGACAAAATTCGGGATACTCAGCAGATACTAATTCTTCCATATATTCTACACCATAAGTTGATTCACAACTTAGGCATTCTCCTGTTAAAATTTTATTTGTCATTTCTTTTCCTTTAAGCCCATATATCGGACCAGTTTCCTGTTAAAGCACCTTTCGCATAATCTGTTGCTCTGTTTTCAAAGAAATTTGTATGTGTAGGAGCATTAATCATTTCTTCTACCCACGGCAAAGGATTCTTCTTAACTTTAAAGATACCTTTTAATCCTAAACTAATCAATCTTCTATCGGCAATATAACGAATATATTTCTTTACATCTTCCGAAGTTAAATTCTCCATAGGACCCATCTTAAATGCTAAGTCAATAAACTTTTCTTCAAGTTCAACCATCTTCTCAGCTATACTATATATCTTCTCTTTTAAGGTATCATTCCAAATTTCTTTATTTTCTTCTATGTATGTTCTAAACAATTTAATCATAGATTCGCAATGTTGTGTTTCATCTACAATTGACCATGTAATGATTTGACCCATGCCTTTCATCTTACCGTGGCGTGGAAAGTTTAATAACATGATGAATGAACTAAAGAGTTGCATACCTTCAGTAAATGCGGAGAATACTGCGATATGTGTTGCTGTATTTTCTTTTGTGGTATTTTTGCTTGAGATGTCTAAAAGATAGTCATGTTTCTCTTTCATCTCAGCATACTCCATAAACTCATTATAGGTAGTCTCAGGAAGACCTAAGGTTTCAATCAAATGAGAATATGAAGCAACATGAAGTGCTTCTCTAGCGGCAAATCCTAACAACATCATACGCACTTCTGGTTGTGGGAAATACGGAAGATAATTCTTTACATAACCACCTGCCACATCAATGTCACCTTGCGTAAAAAATCTAAAGATGTTGGTAAGAAATTGTTTCTCTGATTCAGTTAATTTTTTCTTCCAATCTTTTACATCTTCCATCATAGGAACTTCTGTATGTAGCCAAGATGACTGCTCATGTTTTAACCATGCGTCATAAGCCCATGGATAGTTAAAAGGTTTAAATGCTGTTCGTTCTTCTGTTATATTTAAATCTGCTTTCTTTATCATTTTTATCCCTCGCAAGCGATACAATCGTTGCCTTGTGCTATTTGTTCCATGTCAAGTTCTTTGATAACTTGACGCTCGATTTTCTTTGATACTTTATCTGCTTTACCAATTTTTTCTGAACGGCAATAATATAGAGTTTTCAATCCTTTTTTCCATGCCATGAAATGTATAGCATGAACGTACTTAATATTTGCATCAGGTCTAAAGAACAAATTCAATGATTGTGCTTGGTCAATATATTTCTGTCTATCAGCAGCCAACTCAATCACCCATCGTTGGTCAATCTCCATTGATGTCTTAAATACCGCTTTGTCGTTCTCTGACATCCAATCTAAATGTTGAACCGAACCATCATTGGCGATAATGGAAGACCAAACTTCATTATACCAATCTTCTGGTTTTTCGTTTGATACTTCAATAATCAATTCATCTAACCACCGGTTCTTATTAAGGAATGACCCCGATAAAGTGTCCTGACGGTACGCATTAGCACGATAAGGTTCAATAGAAGGACTGGTATTGCCCATAATAATGGAAGAAGAAGCATTGGGAGCAATAGCCATAAGATGACTAAAACGAAAACCAGTACCAGCTGCATCAGGAGCTTCACCACGTTCCAATCCAAGTTGAATATTTGCTTCATCTAAACCTTTTCTGATTGAACTAAAAATACGATTGTTGGCAATTTTGGCCATTACGCCTTCAAAAGCAATTTTATTTTTCTGTAAGTAAGCATGAAAACCCAACGCACCAATCCCGATACTTCTTTCACGCTGAGCAGAAAACTTAGCACGACTAATGGAATCAGGAGCATTATCAATAAAATACTGTAAAACATTGTCCAACATCTCAGCAACATCTTTAAGAAATAATTTATTATCTTTCCACTCATCATACGTCTCCAAATTTAAACTAGATAAACAACATACAGCAGTGCGTTGTTCGTTTGTCGGTAATATAATCTCACTACATAAATTCGATTGGTGAACTTTTAAACCTTTATCTTTTAACCATTGAGGTAAATGTTCATTACTTGTATCAATAAAATGTAAGTATGGTTCTCCTGTGTGCATACGCAACTCTAGGATCATTTGCCATAAATGTTTTGCTGATACTACTTCTCTTACTTCTTTTGTCTTGGGGTCAATTAATGGCCATGAATCATCAGCGTTAGCATCTAACATACAATTTTCGATGATTTGCATGAAGTCATTTGTGATATTAACTCCATGGTGCATATTTAAACAACGCTGATTTTGGTCGCCTGTTGGCTTCCTCATTTCGAGGAACGAAATAATGTCAGGATGAGAAATATCAAGATAAGCGGCATAAGAACCCCTACGAGTGCGACCTTGCCTATAAGCGAGAGAACTTGCATCATAAATTTTAAGATGCGGCATAACCCCTGTAGACTTATCATCAGCAGAACGGATACCAAAACCAATGCCCACACCACCGCCCAACATGGATAACCAATTAGTTTCCGAAAGGTTATCAACTAATCCCTCCGCAGTATCTTCAATATAGTTAAGGAAACATGATATAGGCATACCACGCTTACTGCGACCAAAAGATAGAATGGGAGTGCTATAAGATAGCCAATGCTGACTAGAATATTCATACAATCTCTGTGCGTGTTCATTATTACTTCCAAATGTTTTTGATACAAAGGCAAAACGTTGTTGAGGAGTTTCTTCATCATCTCTCATGTAACTTTCTTTTAATCTTTTAATTCCGAGTTCATCAAATAATTTATCTCTTTCTAAATCTATTTTAATTCCTAGATATTCCATGTTCACCTTTTTTTGTTATTATTAATCGAATTAAATCTTTTTCCAATTCACAAACTCCATCTTTGCTCTCAAGTTTACAAATGTATTTTTACTTATAATATCTTGGATTTCATCAGGAGAAAATCCTTCCAACACCATATCATTAATGTCTTTAGAATCAATGAATTCTGGCCAAATCATAACATTGAAGTGATTATCTATGGCTGAATTTATTTTTTCTACAATTTGTTTATTTCTAGGTTCATTGTCAAACACTAATGTTATTTTACTTTTATCAAATATTTTGGTAATAGATTCTAAATTGGCATCAGCAGTAGCCACCGCATTCTCTAAGAACATTGAGTCAATCGGACCTTCCACTACATAAATCATTTCATCCTTGTTAATCCTATCAAGTCCAAATACTTTATGATTGTCATCATGTAATTTGATTGTGATATATCTTAATTTAGATTCACCTAACGACCGGCCTTGAACTGCGACCAAATTCTTCTTTTCGTCAAAGAACGGAATAACGAGTCTTTGGTCATTCTCTTTAAGACCCTCCTTTTCAAGCCCAAGAGTTTGTATGAAGGTTGCAAAGTCGGGCGCAAAGTATAATTGCGAGTGATAGGCGTTTGGAATTTTTCGTGACTGAACATACATTTTAGCAAAATGCGATTCTGGTAACGACTGTATTGATTCAAGGTGTATCTTTTCTTTGAAGGTTGGTTTTTCTTTTGCTTCAGAAAAGTCTGGTCTAGGCGTGTTCGCACTATTTGTTCCATTCTTATATCTTTCTAACTGATATTCTTTTATTAGTGAATCATCGACTTGTCTAAGAAAATTGTAAAACGTGGTTGACACTCCGCAATTATGACACATATAA